ACAGTTTTGGTCTTTCATAAATGTTAGGTTACTGGTTTGTCACAGGGAAATAGTGTCTATCCTGATTCGAATGCCGTTGTCAGTTATAATTAGGCCAGTTATCTTTTCATTAGGCGAACAGCCGCAATCTTTTTCAAGTAACTTTTTGAGCCGTTCGTAACTAATGAAGCTAAACACGCCGCCAGTATCAATCTCCGCTTCCTTCTTTCCTTCGAATGGCACTATCAGCTTTTCCATTACTGAAACAATGAATTGATTAAATAAATAGCGCCGATGATCGAAACGCCGATTAAAAGTGATGTGGATTTTTTCATGATGCTTTTTTAATAATGAACTGTTCGGGTATCGATTCTAACTTATAGAGGTAGCCGCCGGTATTACTCTCTTTATACTCGATTAACTTCTGCTGCCGGGCCATCTGTAGTTTGCTCTTGTTCCAGCCTGTAACATCGGTTACCCAGCTACAACTAACCCAGGTAGCTTTCTCCTGCTCTTTCTTCAGAGCTTTTATTTCCCGGTGTAGGCGCTCGAACTCTCTTTTGATGTCGGCTTCCATTGTTTGGCTTTTTTAACTTGACATTCGCCGTGAATGATAACTATTATAGTGGCGATTGCCGTTGCTGTTAAAATGATGATGTCTTCAGTCATGGGTACTAATGATTTGTTAATTGGATATTGGAGGGTTGCAGAAACGAGCAATTATTGCATTATTGCGGTTGCTTTGCTGGCACTTCTGCCTTTTCTTCCTCCAATATCTGTTCTCTTGTTAGGCCTGTTTCTATCTCAATAACCTTTATAGCGGCAGCCTTAGTAAGGTTGCTGTGATTTTCGCTTATCCATTTATATATGCTCGATTCGCTTGCGTCAATCGCCTCAGCCAGTTTCTTTATGATACCTGGACAGGCACCCTTAACCGCCAAAATCGCTATCCTTGAAAGTTCCATGTCCTAATAATTTTTATTACCTTGAATAATCTTTAGCTAATGTACGACGAATTTTTCGTCAATTCCAAATTTTTCGTCATTATTTGACGAATTTATTTTGTAACAATGATGCAAATTCACGAAAGAATTAAGGCAGAACGACTTAAGCAGGAACTGTCAGAGGAAGAAATTGCGGGAAGACTTGATATTCCCAGAAGTACCTATCAATATTGGGAGACAAAAACACCGCATGTTGATAAGATAAAAGCCGTGGCTAAAGCGCTTGGCCACGAAGAGAACTTCTTTTTCGTTACACCTGACGAATATTTCTTAAAAGAAGCCGAACCAGTAGACGAAAACATCGTCACCAGTAAGACGAATGATGAAAAAGAGCATGGCACCCAGGTTAGTGGCTTAGTTTTGAGTGGTGGCAGAGTATTGGTCGAAGCTAAAGACCTTACCGCATCATACGAGCGCATATTAGAAGAGAAAGAAGCCCGTCGAATAGAAGCTAAAGAGCGGGCTGAGCGGGCTGAAAAAGAAAATGACAGGTTACTTACAATAATAGAAAATAACCTGACTGCCTTATTGACTAATTCAGGTGTGGCGCTGGATCGGTTATCGTTAGTTGAAACGATAATACGTTCGGATGATACTGTAATAATGAATAATCAGGATCTACAGAATGGAAAAAAAGTTGGGACGAGTGCCAAAGAAGCGGGCAGTCGACAACTCGCTGCTGATAAGAGGAGGAAAGGTAAGGGCAATCAAGTCGGTGTTCACAAGACGAACAAATAGCTATTGGGGAATTATAAGTACCCATGTAGCAGAGTTTTAAAAATGTTGGATTACGCCTGGTATCTGGTGTCTGATGGGAAGGTATAAAAAAGGGCGCAGCCTTCGTGAAGCGATCAGGCCCTAGGAAGCCCTTAAGCAGTCACTACATGCCGCGCCTTATCGGCGCCCTGTAGTCAACCTTGCTTAAATACGAATTTCCTAGGTTCGATCGCTGGTTAAACTAAAGACCAATTATTTATAGCAGGGGTTACCCTGGTAGAAGGCCGCAAAAATAAGAGAATGCGTTTAATTATCCTGAAGATGTTTTATTCATCATGGCAGTAGGTTGTGAGTGTAAGGAAATTTGTTTAGTGTTATTGTTTTTCGCAGGAAAGGATAAGTAATTTAAGAAATATGATTTAAATCATGAAATTAAAATTGCGTTAATTGTCGTGAACCAATATTATACCCATTTAGTTTAACCGAAATTTATTTGACATATGAAAATTATAACTATTTTCTTTTTTCTCGCAATCCCGATTGTCACGTTTTCACAGGTGGATAAGCCACCAAAGAGGGCCAGCAAAATTATTGTACTAATAAGTGATACTGATAATACTCTTTTAAATAAAGTTGCTAAGACACTTTTTGAAAAAGGATTTACAATAGATACAAAAGACGAAAGCGCTAAAATATTATCAACAAAAGAATATGCACCCGGTCACCCATCGATATTTATTAAAATGAGAGCGAGTATAAATGATACGAGCATAGTCTTTACTGGCACATACGCATGGACGCTAACAAGCGGGTTGTACCCGCACGCACATGAGTATACCCCCATTGAATACAGGGGCTTGAAGAACAGTGCAGCAATGCAGGCGTGGAACAGCTTCGATACAATTGCCCGGATGTTTGGTGATAAAATTGTTTATAGTAAATAAACCCCCAATAGATGAAAATAATAATTTTTACCCTCTCGATTTTATTCGTCGCCTGTAATCATGATGCCTCATTCATAGCCATCGACAAAGAAAAGATTGGGCACATAAAAAATGTTTTAATTATGGGTAATAGCATCGTTCGCCACCCACCGTTACCGGAAATCGGATGGAGCAATAATTGGGGCATGGCCGCATCGTCAATAGACAGTGACTTTGTGCATATACTTAAACGAAAGTTATCACCTTACAATGTCAACCTGGTATACGATAACTATGCCGATTTTGAATCACATTACTGGGATTATGATTATAGTAAATTTGATACGTTAAAACGATTCAATCCTGATATGATAATTGTTAGGTTGGCGGAGAACGTTAACGATAGTATGTCCATCCCGAAAGGTTTCATAAAACATTACGATTCGCTATTGAATTACATTGACCCTGAAAAATCAGCTGTAAAAATAATCTGTGATGGCTGGTGGGCAAATAATAACATAAACAGGTTATTGAAAGATTATGCTGAAGAAAATGATTATACATTCCTTGACCACAATTCACTATATAGCAATAACACAATTGCATTAGGTGAATACAAGAATGCGGCTGTTGAACAGCACCCAAGCAATAAGGGCATGGCTTTGATCGCAGAATCTATTTGGGGCGCGATAGGGGTTTATTTCAAGTGACGCATCACCTAGCCCATGCCGTCATGCACTCCTTATCGATCTTGCGGTTGGTGACCTTATAATAAGCCTGTACGCAGGTCTTTAGTGTTATACCCATAAGTTCTGCAGCCGTCTCAGCGCTGATCCCCTGCTCCCCACACATCGTAATTGCGAACGTATGCCGGGCGCAATGGTTGGTGATCTTCTTACCTGGAATCAATTTTTTCAGGCACCGGTTTAGCTCCTGTTCAGCCCGGGTGAGTTGGCAGTCTTTCACCCGGGGAAGGTGCTCAGCCAGCCTGCCCAATACTGGCATGGTCACCCATTCGCCGTTCTTCTTTGCACGAAGGTATAACCGGCCATCCCTGATATGTTTATTAAATTCGAATTTTCGAAGATCGGAGATGCGCAGGCCGGTATAGCAGCCTAATAAGAAATATGTCAGTGTTTGAATTACGAGTGGATCTTTAGCCTCACTCAATTTATGCTCCAGGTCGTCGAGTTCTTCGGTGGTTAGGTAATCTTTATCCGGCGCCTCATACTCCGGATTTTCGTAGGTATCAAACGGGTAGTGCGAGATCACCTTTCGCTTGATAGCGGCGTTAAAAAAGGTCTTCAGGGTCTTCCAAATAACATGAATATAATTACCGCCCAAGGCTTGCCGCCCGCCGTTTACTGGCCTGCGCAGATACGCTTCAAAGCCTACCAGCCATTCATGTGTAATTTCTTCAAAAGACAGCGACCGGCTACCGTGGTAAAGCTCCACGACTTTCAGATGTTTGCGATAGTTTTCCAGGGTGCTATCTTCTCGCTTATGTTCCACTTCTTTGGTAAATATTTCTGCGAACTCGAAGATATTATGTAGATCCGCCTTGCTGGTCGCCATGTTCTTTAAGGCCGCGGCGGTGATAATTTCGCCCTTTACCTGGTAATCGACGATGATCTTTATAAGAGATTGCTTGCGGGTGGTAATATCGGCGTTGATGGTGCTGGCCAGGGCGTAGGAGTTTTTGACCTGTTCGGCTTTAGGGTCCCAAAATTTCGTGTCGAGGAAATGCCCGGTAGATATATAGGACTGCTTACGATTTAT